GAGGTAAAACTAGCTAAACAAAATATATTACAAGATAGCGAAGAATACCTAACAGTTGTTGATGAGTTATATCCTTTTGGTGATATGACAGATCAGACAGTCTCTAGGTTTGCAAACAATGTTTTATTCCCTGAGTTTGTAAAGGCTAAACAGGCCTATCAAAATGCTTTTGACGCAGTACCAAATACACCAATTGGTCAGGACGCTGCAGAAGCTCTTATGAAAATTTTTAAAGATGCTGTTGAAAATAGCCTTCCTGCAGACAAAGTGGTAAACACTAATCGGGCTAAACAAGCGGTAAAATCAAAACTAATAGGAATATTTAACAAATTAAGTCCACAGCCTATTGGTGGTACAGAAAATACTGGACTTGTGTTTGAACAAGAAGCCACGTTTAAAGAAATTACAGATAGAGTTTCTCAACTAGGTTTTGCTGATCTATGGACTTTAAAACCAGTAATTGCCCGTCTAAAAAATACTGGTCCTGAAGATGAACGAGCAATTCTTATTGAATTAGGTAAACATCTTAATGGCAATGTAAACGAAAAGGGAGAGGCAGTAGGACAGATAGGCTATGCCATGTTGTCAGAAAATTCAGCAACTGCAGAGGCTGCAATAAAAGCACAACAGCTATGGCAAGATTTTGATAACAGGTTCCGTGACTCAGAATTTATTAAGCCTGTAACAAAAGCTTTAGAGGATAGATTGGCAAAGAAATTAGCTTTTGCTCCATCCACCGTCAAAGCGGCTGATCTAGGTACTGCAGATGTAGAAGTAGCTTTATCAAATGCTATCGACACGGCTCTAGGAGCTTCATTTAAAAGTGGTACTCTTCAGAGAGAGCTATCTGAAGCGGTAGGGGATTCTGCCATAGATGGGGCAACCGAAACTTCTCTTTTATTTAGAACAAAGATTATTAAAGATGTCGTAAACAGTCTGTCTCCATTTGTAGATCAGGGACTTACCCCACTACAGATTAGACAAGTCTTGCAAGAGCCTATAGCTAACTTACGGGCCTCTGGAAGTAATGATGCTGCAGATCAATTACAGGCCTTGATAACCAGAATAGAAAATAAAACTGTTGAGCTAGGAGACTTAAATCTTAGTCTAACAGATGAGTTAAATGCCGCCAACGATGCAATAGAGGCAAAGAAAAATAGTGTAATACAATCACTTCTGTCTAAATTTAAAGATAGTGACAACTTAGAGATGGCAACGGAAGGACCTGCTACTTCAATAAATTTACAGAGTATTTTGATAAATACAGATACTAATAATACTAAGCAACTTCTTGCTGAAATAGATAAACTTCCTACTGAAGCTGAAAAGTTGTTAGCAAAACAAGTTTTACAGGCTGAAGCATTAGATTTAATAGGGGGTAGAATATTTGGAGCCAGTACCATTGGTACTCAAAATATGAAACCCATATCTAGGGTAAACCAAGGACAGTTAGCAAAGCTCAGTAATGAAGAGGCTACAGGTCTTCTAACTAGCTTAGATTTAATCTTTGATGGACAGTCAGGTCTTGAGGATGTAAGAGAAGGGGTAGTTAGAACACTAGCCATTTTACAGAGACAATCTATGGGGACTTTTTCTAGAGGTGTGTCTGTAGGATCAAATACGTCACTGTTAACAGATCAGGCTAGAAGAACTTCAGACGCTGTATCTACAGGTATTCTTCTTGTAGCAGGATACATGAACCCGACTGCAGCATTTCTCCGTAGGCTAAGTTCTATCCCTCTAAAAGAGTTAGCTGAGTTAGAGAAAGAAGTAGCTGCAGATGCTTTAGCAGTAATATTAGCCCAACCAGAAGAGTTTGCTACCTTAATAGACAGACTTAGAAAAAATCAGAATATTCAGGCTATTAAAGGGGCAGCTAGACAGACAGTTAATGCGGCATACCAAGGCGGTAAGTACAACATATTTATAAGAGAAGAAGAGCCTACTGATGAAGAAATTGGTTTTATCCAACAATTTGTAGGTAGGGACCTATCAGAGGGTATAGGTGCAATATTTGGGGCTAAATAAATAAAACCCCCACATTGCCTCAAGCATAAAACAGTGTGGGGGCTTCAACCAACTAAGTGCCACTTCCCCATACCCGTGTTTGAGGTTGTGACGAGGTGACCAAACCTCATGCAAACAATATATAGTATACTGCCCCCACCGTCAACCGATAGTGGGGGTTTTTCTTTAAAAACTTAGGTAATATCTACCATTTCACAGACATCCCCAGAACACGCCATTGTCCTAGAACCTGAAGTGTTATCCTCTTGCTCATAGAGGTCTAGCTCATCCCAGTTAATGTCTTTAGGCATGGACTTTAGAAGAGTGTCATAGTCTTCTCTACTTACATTCTGGTAGGGAGCCTGTTGATATGTATGTTCTTCAAAAGGTAAGAAGCTAACACCAGACATTTCATCAAAGTGTTTTAATACAAAGGAGCCTACCTCTAACCACTCTTCAGGTTTTACGTTAATAGTAACACTAGGTTTATGTTCACACCAGTGTCTCTGATAAATTAGCCAAGTCTCTAGCTGTTGTATGGCTGAGAAGTCCTTAGTACACTTAGCCCCCTCTGGCGCTCTCATAGGAAAACTAAATACAGTTGTGTGATCTGGCTTCATAAAATCAGGTTCACTAGGTATCCCCTGATCCACCATAAACTGTGTGAGAGGGTCTTTGTTATCTCCTCTAACTGTTCTTATATAGTAGGGGGAGTATCGTGGGTGTAGTCCACTGGCACTATCAACTAACTGAGACACAGTACCAGAGGGCTTAACACAAGTTATGGCAGTACTGGCAGGTATCTTTAGCCTCTCTGACCACTCCTTGTTTGTTTTAATAGCTAACTGCTTGAGATGTTCCAGAGTTTCATTTAATGCCTCATTCTTAACAGTCATAAGTGGGTTATCCATAATACCTGTAAGGCTTACTCCAAGTAGACGCTCTTCCTCTGTGTTATCCTTCCACACTTTTCTTAAGTAAGGGAAGTAAGTAAAGGTAGATTGAATAGTGCCTAGTATAGTAGCTAGTCTAACTTTCTTCTCTATAGCAGCAATATCATCCGTAGCCCTAACAACTACTTCAGATAAATTACAGAACTGCATGGGCCTCAAGCTGATCTCAGAGCACGGGTTGCAACCGAAGTCTTGGTCGGCATCTCTTCTACCACTTTGCTCTGCAATACGTTTACAGGCCTCTCTGTTGAAGATACCCCGTTCACCGCTGCCACTCTCTACTAAGGAAGTCCACTCTCTTATGAAGGACAGTGCATCAGGAGTTTCTGTGTAGACCACGCTGTTGTTAGCCAAGGCTCTGTGTGGAGCATTCTCCCACCACTTGCCTGACTTAGCATGACGCATTCTATCATCTGACAGATTAGATAGGGATATCATAGCTGATCGCCTTACCCCACCCATAACAATAACTTCCCCTATCTTGCACATAATATCATGGCATTCCATAGAGTATAGCTTTCGCCCTTGAGCATTCTTAAAAGTAGAAATACAGAAGTTAAACAGATCTACTAGTGGGGCAGGGCCACTGGCTCTACCACCAAAGGTCTTCAGCCTAGCTCCTGCAGGTCGTACTTTAGATACATCCCACTGTGGGATTTCTCCTGCCCATAGCAACGCTAGAACTTGTCGGAAGCCTTTAGCCCATCCACGTTTACTATCCTGTATAACCACTGTGGTATCTGAACTAAAAAGGTTCTCAGGGACTTCTGGTAGCTTAGATATATACTGCCTCTCTACACTAAACCCTACGCCTGTTCCGTTGAGAAGTATATACATAGCTTCATCAAAAGACTTAGGATCATCTACTGGTAGGTAAGAACAATTATACATACAGGTATTGTCTCTCTCAGCCGCAGGTCCTGCAGTCATAAGAGATCTCATAGAGGGCATTATGTTAAGACTAAGAATACCATCCCGTATTTCATCTACATAGGAGTCATTACCAATTAGAGGGCGAACTACATTGTCCATGTACCTCTCTACGGTTTCGCCCCAAGTCTCTCTGCGCTTCTCTTCATCAAGCCACCTTGCATAGCGAGAAGTGGCTATAAAGGTTTGGTAGTCAGTTGGTAAGTAGTTGTTCATCTTTTTCTCATTAGGTAAGGGGCCTAGACCGAAATACTCTCTCTGAGCATTGGTGTAGGCCATTGCTTCAATATCGTCTTTAGATATCATATTAATTTATTTATTATTGTATTTAGAATCTTTCTCCAGAATGGAGATAAGTCGATCTATGTACCACCTGCATTTATATAAATCCTGCAGAGCTTTTTCCTTGTAGGGCCATCTCCACAAGTATTTGAATGCGGTTTGCCAACAGTAGGCAGAGTGACCAGATATATCTGATCCTTTAGTCATAGCTTCCATAGCATCTATACACTCTATAGAAGCATTATTATAGTGAGGTGGGTTATCCACCATGTCTAATCCAATAGTATCGGTATTCATTGTAAGGGTTAAGTCATCACCCATTGTAATAGTTTCTTTGTGAATGTGAGGTATGCTCATCAGTGTATCCTATTCTTAGGTTTTAGTTTTATAACATTGTTCTTAGTTTTATTCTCTTCTATTGCATCCATAAGAGATTGGTCTGGTTCAAACTGTATAAAATCTTCTCCAAAGTCCTCTCCTGAAACTATAGCAGATAAGTCAGACAGTTGTCTTAACATCCCACCAGTAACAGCAAAGCTTTCCATATTTATTTTAATGTCGTGTACTATTCCATTTAACATATCCAAGTAGAATATCATCTCGCCATCATTTTCTTCTAAATCGA